ACCATATGTTTATGTTTCAACGTGGTCAAGAACCGCTGCTGTACTCAGATCATGCAGGTACAGTTGAAACAATGTCATCTCATACACACTCTACAGGCACGCCGCCACAAGGCAATGAGTGTCTCGCAGCGTTTGGTAGGTTATGGGTAGCAGACTTTACTAATGACAAGTCTACAATCTACTGGTCTGATCTGTTAGACGGCACAGCGTGGTCAGGAGGCTCTACAGGTTCGATAGACATTACTAAGGTGTGGCCTACAGGGTATGACACTATCGTTGCTCTAGCGGCTCACAACGGCTTCCTAGTGATCTTTGGCAGAAACTCTATTGTGTTGTATTCAGGAGCGGAAAGCCCTGCCAACATGACTCTTGCGGATACAATATCTAACGTAGGTTGTGTGTCACGAGATGCAGTAGTCTCTACTGGTAAAGACTTGATCTTCTTAGATGACTCAGGTGTTCGTAGCCTTGCACGTACTATACAAGAGAAGTCAGCGCCTATTGGTGACATCTCTAAGAACGTCAACAACGATATTAAGTCACTGTTTATAGTAGAGACAGGTAACATTAGTATGCACTACTCTCCTCGTGAGGCGTTTGTGCTACTTAACTTTCAAGAACTAGGTGTTGTCTACTGCTTTGATACACGGTTTCCGCTGCAAGACGGCAGCTACCGAGCAACTACATGGTCGCACATTAACCCGCTGTGTTTTACAAATACATCAACAGAGGCGTTGTACATAGGCTCTAAGACAGGTGTAGCTAGTTACTCAGGCTTTACAGACAACACTACTGGTTACTTGCTGAGTTACTTTAGTCATCCGTTGAGCTTTGGTGATACATCTAAGCTCAAGTTCTTGAAGAAGATTAACTTAATTACGTTTGACGGCGCAGAAGCTACTGTAGTGCTTAACTGGGCTTATGACTACTCTGGTGCATACACTAAGCAGGCGTATACATTGCCTAAGTCTAACGCAGGACAATACAACATTTCAGAGTTTAACACAGAGGCTGAGTATTCATCGTCTATCTCGCTTATTAATCGTCAAAAGATTAACACTAGCGGTCAAGGAACTGTAGTAGCTGTAGGCGTAGAGACAACAGTAGAAGGCAAGACTATTGCGCTACAAGAGATAAACATTCACGCATTACTAGGAAGGATTGTTTAATGAGTAATTATACTAAGATAACAAACTTTGCAGCTAAGGACGCTCTAGTAAGCGGCAACCCTGCTAAAGTTATTAAAGGTGTTGAAGTTGGTGCTGAGTTTGACGCTATTTCTGTTGCTGTTAACAGTAAGTCTAACATAGCCTCTCCTACTTTTACAGGTACTGCTACGTTTGACAGCATCACTGCTACAGGTACGATAGCGTTATCCACTATTGACGGCGGCACATACTAATGACTACGGCTGAAGCTAAGCAGACGCTGATGCTTGAGCTAGTCAGAGCAACACAAGGCAACTACTCAATAGAAGAGTTATTAGAACTTTACTACTTTATGATAGAGCCTGAAGAAGACAGCAAACCAACACTAACAGTATTAAATAACAGGACATAAGTATATGAAATATGCTAAAATCATAGGTAAGTTTGTAAAAGCTAAGTTTATGGGTGCAACTGATGAGCAAGCTACTGTTACTATTTTATTAGCTGCTTTTATCCTTATTGTGTTAGCGGTGGCTTAGATGTTAGCAATGTTAGGATCACTTATCGGGCCAGTGTCGGACTTGTTAGACAAGGTAATACCCGATAAAGATTTAAAAGAAAAGTTAGCTTATGACATTGCGACTATGGCAGAGCGTTATACGCATGAACAAGTTAAGGCTCAGCTAGAAATTAACAAAATCGAAGCCAAGCACAACAGTATGTTTGTGGCAGGATGGCGACCCGCTTGTGGTTGGGTGTGCGTGTTAGGTATGGCAGGTAACTTTTTAATAATACCGTTTGCTAACATGACCCTGAACCTTCTTGAAACAGGCGTTGAAGTGCCTATGATTGATCTTGCGACAATGCTACCTGTGCTAATGGGGATGCTTGGTCTTGGTGGACTACGCAGTTTTGAGAAAGTTAAGAAAGTAGAACGCAACAACTAGGAGTTACTATGGCTGATCCAATGGGCGATATCTCAGGCAAAAGCGAACCATTTGGTATTGGGGCGCTTGGTAGCGGAGTGCTAACAAGAGATGCCCAAATCAATGAGTATCTATCTACTTTGCCAATCAATGACCGCGATGCAGCTTTGTCTGCGATTAACGGGATGCTTAGTCCTACTGCGGGTGGACAGCTATTACAAATAGGATTGGGCGATGGCAGTTTAGGATCGCTGCTTGGCACAGGTAGCGGCATTGCGCAAAATTTGCCAGGTCAAGGAGGTGCGTTTAATAGAGATGTTCTTGGTGGTTTGCTTAGCAATGTTATAGGTGCGGCAACATCAAGCATTGGGAATACAGCAGGTTTAACAGATAGGATTAATACCGCTTGGGACAACCTTCCTGCGGGAAAATGGTACGACCCTGATACAGGTTTAGAAATACCTAACTTTGATCCTAAAACAGGTGCAGGTATGGGGACTTTGTTTCCTACGTTTGTAGCTGATTCTGACGCTGCTGATTCTTCTGCTGCTGACGCTGCAAGCACTGACGCTGCTACTGACGCTGCTGCTACTGACGCTACTGCTACTGACGCTGCTGCTACTGACGCTGCAAGCACTGACGCTGCTGCTACTGACGCTGCTGCTACTGACGCTGCAAGCACTGACGCTACTGCCGCTGACAGCTCTCTTTTAGGAGGAGATAGTGACCTTGAAGGAGATACTGACACAATAGCTGCTACAGTTGTTTCAGACGCAGCTGCTGCTAATGAAGACAACAACGGCAGTGATGACACTATATATAACGAAACATGGGTATACGATCAAGACACTGACTCGTTTATAAGCAGCAGAAACGGAGATTCTGTTCCTAATAGCGGAGACGCTGTTTTAATAGATGGACACGAGTATTCTGTATATCCTGTTATTGGCACAGATGGCGTTTCTGCTGAACACGTTGTAGACACTACTAACAACAACACTGTAGTAGGTGTTCTTAAAACAAGTAACGAGGACACTGTTACTCTAACAGCAGCAAACGCAGTAGACGCAGCCGCTACAATTATAACAGGTGCTACTGGTGCTGCAGGTGCTGCCGGTGCTAAAGGTGATACAGGCGCTGCCGGTGCTACAGGTGCTACTGGTGCTACTGGTGCTGCAGGTGCTGCCGGTGCTACAGGTGCTACTGGTGCTGCCGGTGCTACAGGTGCTACTGGTGCTGCAGGTGCTGCCGGTGCTAAAGGCGATACAGGTGCTGCCGGTGCTACTGGTGCTACAGGTGCTACTGGTGCTGCAGGTGCTCAAGGTGCTACTGGTGCTGCAGGTGCTGCCGGTGCTAAAGGTGATACAGGTGCTGCCGGTGCTCCAGGTGCTACTGGTGCTGCCGGTGCTACAGGTGCTACTGGTGCTGCCGGTGCTAAAGGTGCTACTGGTGCTACTGGTGCTACTGGCGCTACTGGTGCTACAGGTGCTACTGGTGCTGCAGGTGCTGCCGGTGCTACTGGTGCTACAGGTGCTACTGGTGCTGCAGGTGCTGCCGGTGCTACTGGTGCTACAGGTGCTACTGGCGCTCAAGGTGCTAAAGGTGATACAGGCGCTGCCGGTGCTGCCGGTGCTAAAGGTGATACAGGCGCTACTGGCGCTCAAGGTGCGCAAGGGTTACAAGGTTTATTGGGTTCTCAAGGTTTGCGTGGTTTAACAGGTGCGACAGGCGCTACAGGTGCGACAGGTGCTACAGGCGCGCAAGGCATCCAAGGCGTAGAAGGAGCAGTAGGCGCAGCAGGTAGAGATTTTTCACAAATAGGAACGCCACTCGCAAATAGTCTTTTTGATTATTTAAAACCAGAATTAATAGATATATTGGGCTACGCTCGTAGACGTTAATAAACTTTAGGTAAAAGGAATACATAATGAGTCTTTTTGATGCGATTGGTGGCATTGGAGCTATTTACGGTCTTAATGAAGGCATTAGTGATGTTAAACAAATTGGCAAAGATGCACTTGCTGCGTCAGCTACAAACGCAGCTAACCTGACAGAACAAACTAAGTTTAAACCATTTACGCTTACTTCAGGTATTGGAAGCGCGTCTGCAACAGCAGAGGGTGGTTTAGGAGTTACGTTGTCTCCTGAACAACAAGCACTACAAAATCAACTACAAGGAATGGGTACGTCAGCTTTAGGTTTTCTAAACGACCCTGCTGCTAGAGAAGCAGAGCAAACTTCGTTGATTAATATGCTTACTCAAGGCGGTCAAGGAGGACGCGAAGCAGAAATCATGGCTCGTTTACAGGCTGCTATTGCTCCTGAAAATGAACGTGCGCGTATGGCTTTAGAAGAGCGTTTGTTTAGTCAAGGAAGAAGCGGTGTAGCTACTAATCAATACGGTGGCACACCAGAAGCGCTTGTACTTGAAAAAGCTATAGCAGAGCAGCAAGCTAATCTTGGTGTTAGTGCGATGGAACAAGCTCGAATGGAGCAAGAAATACAATCTAAGCAAACTTTACAAGGATTGCAAGAAGCGCGTCAAAGGATAGGCACATTAGGTGATTTAGGTTTAGGCGCTTTAAAACAGTCGTATGATCCAACACAGTCATTAATAAACTTGTTGCAGCCTACGCTAGGAACAGCAGACATAGCATCAGCAGGGCAGCGTCAAGGCGGTCAGATAAGTGCGTCAATGTTGCAAGCCGGACAAAGCGCACAGATGCAAGCAGAAGTAACAGCAGCAAACTTACAGCAGCAGCGGATACAAGCCATTACTAACTTGTTAGGTGGTCAACAGGCTAACAGCGTTACTGGTCAGACAGCACAGACAGGTTTGTTAGAAGGTTTGTTTAATAGGTTTATAAATGGAAATGGCGGTAGCGACGCTACTTTGAACGACGCAGCTAACACACAAGCAGCTCTTGACTACTACTTAGGTAATCCATAATGGCTAATATAGATATTTCGTCCTTGTTCTCTGACGTGCTTCCTGATCCTGCTAGGCAGCAACAAGAACGTGTACTACAACAGAATGACGCAGTTAATCAGGCTAACCTTGTAAATCAGATAGGCGGCATGGCTGCTTATTTAGCGCCACAGCGTAGTCGTGCGTTACAGCAGTCTGCGACAGGCTTGTTTGGTATTGAGCAACCTACGTCAGCAGCTGATCAGGTTAAGGCACAGCTTGCAGCGGCGTCTTCTCAGAAACAAACACCTGACAGCCTTATTAGGTTGGCTAAACTTGTTGAAAACACTGACCCACAAAAGGCAGCTCAGTTTCGTCAAGCGGCAGCGCAGATGCAAGCAGGTGAAGCAGCTCTTATTGCCTCACGCGCAGAAGACAGAGCAATAATGACACAGGCTCAACAGCGTATAATAGACGCTGCTAAAGACGGCGATGACGCAGCAAAAGCAGTAGCAAGAGAACAAGCTGCTAGACTACCCGCTTTATTTGCCAACGACCCTGAAAAAGCTCGTGAGTATGTATTAAAACTAGAAGAAGAACGTAGAAAAGCTGCTGATGATCTAAATGAGGCAGGCGCGGCTACTACTAGACAGCGAGATGATGAGATAGCTTCTAGAATAGCTGAACTAAAAGGGCTAGGTCTGACAGGTCAAGAGCTAGAAGACACAGCTGCTAAGTTGGTAGATGGTAGTTTAAGAATACAGCTACAAGAGGACGGTAGTCTCTTCCAAATTGACGATGTATTAGCGGCTAGTCCAGACCCTGTCGTACGAGCCAAAGCAGTTAAAAGAATAAGACCTGACGATCCGCTAGCTACTGTAGAAGACTTAAATCCTTATGATGTTCCTGAAGGTATGAGTTTGGCAGAAGCCTCTATAAAAGGAACAGGCATTGTCAATATGTTTAAAGAAGGTATTGCAAGGTGGACAAGTAACTTTTTGCCTTCTGCTTTAGATGAGGAAAGAACAGCTGCAAGGAACGTACTGAACGGAGCTGACAATCTATTAATTAAAGCATTTTCAGTCAATGATGGTCGCTATTCTGTCCAAGAACAAGAAAGGATACGAGCAACCTACGGAATAAATCCTAAGCTCGGCGAGTCTCCTGAGTCAATGGCGGTAAAAATAGACAATTTAGACAAGTTTACAGAAAGAGAGATAGATAAACTTGTAAAGAGCGTTAACGACCCTACAACAGATGCTGTAAAAAGGTTGGCTGACAAAGCTACAATATCTGAGTTAAAGGCTTTTAGAGGTATTATGTTTCCTCCGGAAAAACAAGCCCCTACTGTAAGAAACATAGATGACGTTACGGTTATGACAGTAGATGATGTTAATAGATATATAGATAACACTAGCGAAGAAGACTTTGCGAAGTTACCTAAAGCGACTCAAGAAGCTATCCTAGCTAAGATGGGAGGACAACAGTAATGGAAGATGACCTCTTAGACACACCACAACTAAATCAATTTAGGAATTTAAAGAACGCTAGAGCATTAGCGCAAGAGGAGGCGTTAGCGCAAAGTAGTGCTGAGAAGGGTAGCTTGATCGACGACATCGGCAGAAGCATGATGGCGTTGCCTGCTACGTTATTCTCTGGTGATGTAGAGATTAGAAGACAGGCTATACAAAACAACCCTGAGTTATCTAACTACCAAAAAGCTAAACAGTTACGCGACCTGCCACCAGAAAAAGAAGCACCGGACACTGTTGGAACAGCAATGGGAACAGGAGCTACTGAGTCAGGCGTAGCTAACATAGCGATAGGTTTGCTTGCAAAACGAGTCCCTGCAATAAATGGCGCGGGTAGGGTGCGTTCAGCTTTACAAAACACTATTAACCAGTATGGTGATTTGTTTCGTAGAAACCCTGTAGGAACGACACTGAGCGAGAGTCTCATAGGCGGTGTAGCAGCAGGAGGCGGTTTTACACTTAAAGATGCCTATCCTGACTTACCTGCTGCACAGTTTATTGGTGAAATGACTACTGGACTCGGTGTAGGCTTGGGTCTTCCGTATATAGCTAAGAACTTAACACCGACAGGCTACATTGTTAGTAAAGGAAGGGATTGGTTTAGTCTTGAAGGCGCTACCTCAAGAGCAGCGACTAGGATGCAAGGACTTGCAGACCCTGAAACTGTGCTAAAACAACTAAGAAGTGGGGAAGAACTAAGCCCTAACGCTGCTTTGACTATTGCACAGCGCACAGGACAGTCTAAACTAATAGCCTTAGAAAATACTATTGTTGACGCAGCTAATGATGGGACGTTATCGCAGCAGTATGCTGACGCTTTACAACAGACAAACCAAGCAATTAAAGACGATCTTGATTTCGGTGGTACGTTTCCAGAAGATACGCAGCAGTTCTTTGCTCATCAGGTAGCCCACTATAGTGCTTTGTTAGACGCACGTATGGCTGTTGCTGCTGAACGAGCAAACCAAGCCGCTTTAAAAGTATCTCCAAGCCAGACTAAAGAAGCATTAGAAACGACTGTTAGAGAGGAAGTTGAGGCTGCATACAGAGAAGCGCGTGGACTAGAAAACAAGCTGTATGAGGCAGTCGATCCTGAGCTACCTGTTGATGTTGGTGTGTCTAAGTCAGCTAGAAACAACTGGTCAGGTAAGTTGCCAGAAGCTCAGAAAGAAAATATGCCTTCAGCGGCTTCTTATTTAGACCCTAAGTCGTCTAATTATATTGGTCGTGTAAAAAAGAATAAAAAGGGTGAAGCACTAAACACACTAGGACAGACAACAGTGTTTGAACTACGTGGCGTACAGAGCGCATTGCGCGCAGAAGCTAGAGCGGCTAGGTCGGGTGAAGTACCTAATAGACAAAAAGCAATGATAGCCGATGAGTTGGCTGACTCAATAACAGAAGACATCTCTCGTATCTACATGGATACAGAGGGTGACAATCCTGTTGCGATGGCTGTTGCTTACTCACGAGAACTTAATCAGCGTTTTTCTCAAGGCACAGTAGGTAAAATATTAGGTAAGTCAGGAACAGGGGCAGCACGTTTAGACCCTTCTGTTACTTTATCTAGGACTTTAGGAATTAGCAGCGCTTCAAACAAAGTTGCTTATGACCAGATACTAACAGCAGTTGAGGGAAACCCTGCGGTACAGGCTTCTATGGAAGACTTTTTAAAGCATAACTTTTTTAGAGGATCGGAGTTCGATGCTGCGGCAGCTAACCGTTTCTTAAACTCTAACGAAGACTTAATGGCGAGGATGCCTGTTCTCCGTGATGAAGTAAATGAAGCTATCAGGACAGGTGATGCCACTAGACTAAAACGTCCTCGCGGTTTTGCAGACCCTAAAGTAAATAAGGCTATAGTATTTACTGGCAAAGGCCCTGACGAGGCTTTTAACAGTATTGTAAACAGTATGACAACTGGCAGGGAGATGCAGCAACTTGTAAGAATGGCTGCTAGAGATGCAACAGGGGAAGCTACAGCAGGTTTGCGAACTTCATTTACTCAGTGGGTTTTAAAAAATGCTTCTGATAACGCAGGAAACGTAAACGGAGCTAGTTTAGCTGCTATCTTTGATGATAGAAAAACAAAGATCATGATAAATCAGTTGTTTGATAAAAGTCACAAAGCTAGGTTTGAGCGTGTAGTTAGGACAGCTAAACTATTAGACACAGCAAGGACAGCAGGTACGCTAGACTCTATAAATACTGATAAACTAGGAGTTTTTGGTTCATTGGTTGCTCGTGTTACAGGCGCTCAAATAGGTAGACAAGTCAGCAACACTATACAAGGCCCTGCTATCTTTGCTCAGAAGTTTCAAGAGTTAATGCAGGCAGGCATTGCAAACCCCGCAGAAAAGCTACTAATAGACGCTATAGACAACGAAGAGTTGTTTAAGTCACTAATGGCAGTAAAGCTAGGAGGAAAGAATAATAATAGGGTTTTAGTAAGAGCTGACAGAGCTATTAATGCTTGGATGGGTGTTACTTTAAAGAACCTTGGCACAGAAAAAGAAGAGCAACAACAGCAGTTGCCTCAATAGGGACTTCACCGGCGGCGGAGACATCAAAAGAATAACACGCGCTACACAATCTGTCAACACAAAGGAGCATTAATATGCCAATGGTAAACGGTAAGAAGTACAGCTACACAACGAAGGGTAAAGCAGCAGCTAAGAAGGCAGCAGCTAAGAAAGGCACTAAGCCTAAGATGACTAAGAAGCGTAAGTAGTGGCGTACACTAAGCCTACTCTGCGAGAGCGCATCAAGAACAAGGTGATGGCAGGCTCTAAAGGCGGCAAGGCAGGTCAATGGTCTGCTCGCAAGGCTCAGCTTGTTGCTCAGGAGTACAAAGCCAAAGGTGGCGGCTACTCCGGCAGCAAGTCCAGTGGTCAGAAGTCACTGTCAAAGTGGACTAAAGAGGATTGGGGTACTAAGTCAGGCAAGCCGTCTACACAGGGTAAGAAAGCGACAGGAGAGCGCTACCTGCCTAAGAAGAAGCGTGACGCAATGTCAAAGAAGGAGTACGCAGCAACGACAAGGAAGAAGAGGGCTGACACTGCTAAAGGCAAGCAGTATTCCAAACAGCCAAAGAAGTAACCTAATCCTCTGTGCTACCTTAGGATCGTCCCTGCGGACGTACACAAAAAAGCCCTGTAGAGATTGGGATGCTCTACAGGGCTTTTTCTTACTCGTCAGTTAACTGCTTTATTACTTTCCTACCTCTAATAATAAAATCATTAACCTTCTCGTCTTCTTCCATGAGCTGTTTCAGGCTGTGCGGTAGATGATCTACATCCCAAACTATCCTACACACACAAGCTGAACCAACCTCTTTTAGCGTTATACAGCCGTTACAGTAACGACCCACTAGATTCCACAGACACCAGAGGCACACACAGTCTCGCTGTTCTCCTCAAACACCACACCCTTGTGCTTCATAGCCTCTTTGTAGCTACACATCGTTAGCGGCTGACCACCACGAGAGCCATCAGGGTAG